CAACAAGCAAATTAATTATGTTGGTAAGTTTCATATTTGATTTTTTTCTATAAATACAAAATTAAAGTTTTTTCAACAAAAATATCGCTAAAAATTTTTTTGTTCCGAAAAAACATTATATCTTTGTACCACAAAATTTATCTAATATGGATTTTTCACCAAAAGGCAGTTCGGGGGTAATCATTACATCCACAAACAGATTGATGTTCGAAAAGTATTTATCGGAAATCGCAAGGTATAAACCACTCGATAGAGATGAAGAAAAAAGATTGTTGAGATTGATCAGGGACAATAACGACCCAATAGCAATCGAAAAAATTTGCAAGCACAATCTTCTTTTCGTGGTTACCGTTGCAAGGCGCTATTCAACCTCGATTGGACACTCGAAATCTTTGGCCTTGGAAGATTTGGTCAACGAGGGGAATATCGGATTGATTGAAGCAATCAGAAGATTCGACCCCGAAAAAGATAACAAATTCATTTCATATGCGGTTTGGTGGATAAAGCAACACATTTTGGTGTCCATCCAAGACAATATCAAATCGATCAGAATACCGTCCAACGCTAAAAAGATGTCGGATAGCATACAAAATATAAAAGACGAACTTGAACAAACGCATGGTTTTGAAGCCGCCCTGTCCGATGTCTTCCACGAAATGAAAGAAAGGGGTTTAATCAAACAATGCAACACCTACGATAAGCTGTCACATTGTTATAAAATGTCCAAATTCGAAACCAGCTTGAACGTAACCGCTGGGTTCGAGGATGGCGAGGAGATAATCGAGTTCATAACCGACGATACCGATAAAAATGCAGAAACTTTGTTCTATAGTAAAGAAATTAAATCCGTTATAAACAATGCTCTGGCCTCATTATCCGAAAGACAAAGAAATTTCATCGTACTTCATTTTGGCCTTAACGGAAACGAAAAAATGCAATTGAGCGATATAGCCATTAAATTCGATACAAGTGTGGCGATTGTATCCAAAGATATTCAAAGGGCTATCAAAATATTAAAAATAAGGCACGGCGAAATATTGAGAGATTTCGTCTAACAAAAAACCCCCGATATTCTCGGGGGTTTTTTTTATTCGTTATCGTAAAACATTCGCTCACTATCCTCGGTGTTCCATTTCTCGTGACTTTCGCAATTGTACCAATCCTTGTTGACCAAATAATCGGGCTTCTCGGGAAATGGCTTGGTCACAAACGATGGCTCCGACCATTTGATTCTGTTGTTCGGTTGCAAGGCAATTTGTCCGTTGTCCAAAAGGATTATATGATGGGACTTATGTTCCATAGGATCCTCCGCAAGCGTCAAATCGCTGTTCATATCGTTGCTCCCCCAATTGATGGTGGCGTAGTAGTTTCCTTTGTACCAATTCCTGTCCTTCATATAAACGTCCACCCTTGTATCATAAACATATGACAAATGGTGTACGGAGAAATTGTATGAGAAACAATTCCAAATCTGAAGATAATGAAACGGCAAATCGGGGTTTGGTGTATTCGGTTCGGTCAACAATGCGTGAGAGGGAAGCTTGTCCCTCATCACGCCGTTATTCAACAATACTTGGAAAAGAGCGGCTTGACCTGGCATGCACCTGATGGATATTATAACCCCTTCGGTGAACTCTCCGTGACCGGACTTTTGCTGGTACATATATTCGTTTCTCACGAATACTTTTAGCGGGAAAAAATTTGATTCAATATATGCCATAAAAAATTAAGATGAACAGCCAAAACAATCGAATGGACTGTCAGCAGGTTTTGGGGGTAATTTTGTTTCTACTGTTTTCGAAATATCCACAGCCAAATGTTTTGCACCGGTGGAAATCGCCTTTGTCCTCACATAATAGCAGAGGGTTTTCAACCCTTTATTCCAGCCATAAAAATGTGCGGATGAAATCTTTGACATAGTTGGATTCGACATATAGATATTCATCGATTGGGATTGGTCGATAAATGGCGCCCTATCCGCCGCCATTTCGATAAGCTCTCTTTGGGATATCTCCCAGATGGTCTTGTACTTTTGGATAAGGTACTCGATGCGTTTAACTTTCTTTTCATAACTTTTATCGTCATCATCCAAGTATTTGTTGAAATTTATATTTTGAATCGAACCATCGTTCAAAATAATTTCATTCTTCAAATCCTCGCACCAAACTCCAAGATTTTCGAAATCCTTTATAAGGTATCGATTTACAATCAAAATTTCCCCACCTACAACCCTACGATTGAACAAAGCGGAGTGCGCTGGTTCCGTCATTTCGAAAGAACCCGTGGCTTTAGTCGAAGAGGCTACGGGCATTTGGGTTGTGAACAGGCTATTGCATACCCCAGTTTCCATAACCTGTTTTTTCAAGGTTTCCCAATCCCAAAGACCAGATAGATTTTTTTCCTCGAGACCCCACATATCATATTGGAAAATACCTTTTGACATAGGAGAACCTTTGAAATAATCATAAGGTTTGTATTGGCCTGACGAACACAAATAAGCACTTTCGCTTATCGCAGCAAAATAAATGGTCTCAAAAATATTTTTGTTCAGTGTTCTTGCCTCGGTTGAGGTGAATATGTAGTCCAACAAATAGAACACATCAGCCAAACCTTGTACACCAATACCGATTGCACGCTGTTCGAGGCCCCCCTTTCGACCTTTCTCGGTCGAATAGTTATTGATGTCGATAACCTTGTTCAAAGCCTTCACAATTCGTCTTGTTTCGTCGTAAAGAAGATTGTAATCGAATTTGCCGTCCCTGATAAAATTCTTCAATACAAGCGAAGATAGGGTACAAATAGCGGTGGTGTTTTCATCCGTTGCTTGGAAAATCTCCGAACACAAATTGCTTTGGTGGATAATACCGATATTTTGATGGTTCGTCTTTCTATTGGCGCTGTCTTTTGCACACAGATATGGAACACCCGTTTCGATTTGGGATTCGATGATTTTGGACCATACGTCTTGGGCTTTGATTTTTTTGCCGATTCCGAGGGATACCGCTTTATTATAGTTTTCCTCGAACTCGTCCCCGTAACAATCCTGCAAAGGCTTGATTCCCGCCTTTTTGATATCGTTCGGGCAAAACAAATACCAATCACCATTTGATTCGACCGCCCTCATAAAATTGTCGGAAACCCATAAAGCGGTGAACAAGTCCCTTGCCCTGAGTTCTTCCGCCCCAGTGTTCTTTTTGATATCCAACAAATCGAAAATGTCCCTGTGCCAAGGTTCGAGATAAATCGCCGCCGAACCTGGGCGACGACCTTGCTGGTTGAAAAAGCGGAGCGATTCGTTGACGATTTTAACATATTTAAGCAGACCGCCGGCATATCCTCCGCTCGTCGAAATACGACTATCTTTGCTCCTGATATTGCTCAAGCAAAGACCAATACCGGCAGCATCGGCGGAATATGTCGAAATGTCTTTCAAAGTGGAAAGCAGGCCTTCCCTTGAGTCATCGTTGTTGTAGTGCAGCACACAAGAAGCCAATTGGGGCTTCATTGTACCCGAATTAATCATAATCGGGGTTGCTGGTGAAATCAATTGGTTGGATAGTGATTTATAATAATCGACGGCGTCCTCGAAAGTATCCGTTACCCAAATGGCTACCCGCATATACATATGCTGGGGTCTTTCGACCGTGACACCTTTGGGGGTCTTTAGAAGATACATATCCTTTAACGACCTCCAAGCAAAATAATCGAAATTAAAATCGTTTTCGTGGTCGATAATATTGTCGATTTCATCCCATCCATAAGAATTTATTTTATCCATAAATTCTTTGTTCACAATATTTTCCTCGAATAGATTATTCATGGTTCGAGAAAAACTCGGATCGGTTTCCTTGTGGTAGGAAGTAATCGATACATAGGCTGCCATTCTCGAATAATCGTGGTGGCTTCCCGTATAAGCTGCTGCAATATCGGAAATTTGCTTATCCAATTCCTTGGTGGTCACCTCACCATCCGTAGGAAGGGATGTGATGACCTTGATAAATATTTCATCGGAATTGACCGTCAAATTTTTGCCCGCACGTTTAATCCGCGCATGTATTTTCTGGGGATTGAATGCGACAATCTCCCCGTTTCTTTTTTTGATTCTAAGTGACATCATATTAAAAATCCTCGTTAATGATTAATGGTTCGATTTGATCGATTTTTCTGTATTCGATGGTTCGGCTTTCGAAAAAGTTGCCCTTGGTCTCAATGGCAATCTGTTCCATAAACTTAAAGGGTTGTTCGACATTGAACATTTTGGAGCAACCCATTTTCACCAATAAACCATCGGCAACGAACTCGAGATATTGTTTCATAAGATTGGAGTTCATTCCAATCATAGAAACTGGAAGGGATTCGGTAATAAATTCCTTCTCGATTTCAAGGGCGGAGAGAATGATTTCCTTGATTCTCTTTTCGCTCGGTTTATTGTCCAAATGCTTGTTCAAAATGTGGATAGCGAAATCACAATGGAGGTTCTCGTCCTTGAAAATCAATGCGTTTGCATTGCAAAGTCCCGGCATAAGCCCACGGGATTTCAACCAGAAAATTGAACAGAAGGAGCCTGAAAAGAAAATACCCTCGACAGCGGCAAACGCAACAAGGCGCTCTTGGAATGATGCGTTCTTAATCCAATCCAATGCCCATTTAGCTTTTTTCTGTACGGCAGGTAGTTTATCCAATGCGTGGAAACATTCGTCCTTTTCCTTTGGGTTGGAAATATATGTATCAATCAACAAGGAATACATAAACGAATGGATGTTTTCCATTGCGATTTGGAATCCGTAAAAGAACTTTGCCTCGGGGTATTGAACTTCCCGATAAAAATTTTCAGCCAGATTTTCGTTTACGATTCCGTCCGAGGCGGCAAAGAACGATAAAACGTTTTTAACGAAAAATTTTTCGTTTTCTGAAAGGTTTTCCCAGTCACGAATATCGTTACTTAAATCAACTTCTTCAGCCGTCCAGAAAGCTGCTTGGTGAAGTTTATAAAACTCCCAAATATCTGGGTATTGAATGGGGAATAGAACAAATCTGTTCGGGTTTTCGGTTAATATTTTTTCTTGCATGATAAATTAAATATAAGATGTTAAAAAATTAATTAAAATGTTCGGATTGTTCTTCACGAGATTTTCTCTTGTCGAGCAAATTTCTGATATGATTTCTTTCTTGTTGCATTCTGTCTTCCTCGTGACCGATGAACGTGGTTTGTTCAGCGGTATCGATTTCAATCATAGCATTATCGAATTTACAGTTGGAGAATACCTTTCCATCATCCCCGATACGGGATTTTACAATGGCGATATTGGCCATTTTTTGGTCTTTCTGTTCGAGGGATTTGGCAACGGATATAATAACGTGCGCAACTTGGGCTTTACCGATTGAACCCCCCATTTGGTCTGTTGTGACAACATCAGAAGAAATCGACTGTCGATTTCCTTGGGTTGCCGTCCACCCTACCATTTCCAATTCGTAGCACATCGATTCGAATGCTCGCATAACGGCACCTTGCTCGTAAATTGTGTCACCACCTTTATTGTCGGAAATAACGCAGTCGATATAATCCAACACAATCACATCGATATTGATACCTTCGGATCTCATCTTTCGAATCAGTGCTTTAATCTGAAGTATCGTCAATGTATGTGAGGGTAGTTTTTCCAAAATCAATCTATTGGGCATAGAAGATTTGATTTCATTTACTTTGCCCATCACATAATCCTTCTTGGCGGATAATTCATCAGGGTGAACACCTGTCCATAAAGTATAGTGTTTGCGCTGGATGATTTTTGGATTATCCTCGAAAAAGATTTGCAGAACATTATACCCGAGATTGAACGCGTTGTTTGCGATTTTCGTCAAGAACGTACTCTTGCCAACACCGGTCGGCGCAAGAATTACCCCAAACTCGCCTTTGGCTAATCCACCTTTAAGTAATTTATCGATACCTGGGACACCCATAGGTATTGGATCTCGAAAGTCTTCGTCAAGAACCTCGACCATATTGGAGAATACATCGGATGTGCCGATTCCCCGCGTCCCCTTTTGAAGGGCGTTTTTAATCAATGTCTCAATAGCGTCGTAGCTTTCAAATTCTCCACCATCGATAAACTTTTGAGCCTCGTTGATTGCTCTTTGCAACTCTTGTTGCTTACAAAACTTGAGCGCTCTCTCTTGGACATGTGGGACATCTTCGATTGCCACATTTTTTATTTGATATATGGTATCGAGTAAAACTTTAATAGCCTGTTCTTGAGTTTGCTCCGCACGAATAATTTGTTCGATTGTGACAAAACTTGGGCTTTTCTCATACTTTTTGTAATGCTCATAAATAATTTGAGCCAAATGTCTAAAATACTTATTCTCAAAGTATTCTGGATATATAACATCCAAAATTGTTTTTGAAAACTCTTTGTCTACAATGATTTGGTTCAAAAGCTGCTGTTGAAAGCTTGTACCAAGATGGCCAAAGTTTTTCTTATCTACCATAAAAAAATTATTAATGTGTTTAATAAATATTGACGTTCGTAGAATAACCAAGGTAATCGTAAGATAAATCGTCGTCAGACAAAATATCCGCCAATTGGTTTAGAATATTCTTTACATAGCGCTTGATGTCCACCGTATAGCGTACTTTAGGGGGGTAAAGTTTAGCGTTGAATTGACGATGACACAACACTCTGTCGCCCAGCTTTACATAGATGTTGTAATACTCGGGGCCATCCGTATTGGATGTTTCGAGAATAGCCGGGTTTCTTGTAATCTCATCCATATAGTCGGATAGATATGCCGCTGTGTTCAGCTTCATTTTCATTTCAATATCGTCCTTCAAGTCCGTGATGAACTCGTAAAAATCAATTGAGTTATGTGCTGATGGGACATAGCCACGCACATTAAAAAATCGTTGTACGATAATATTATCATTGATTGTCAACAAAAATTCGAGTTTAGTTAAATCTTGCTCTCTCATAAAAAATTCATTTTGGGTTTATTTTGGTTTTATGATTTTTATGTTGTTTGAAGTAGAATTGGTCGTTCCTAAAAGAAATCCCAACTATAATCGAAAAAAGAAAAATGTAGGACAAAATTACGAAAGTATCGATTAACTTGTCTTTATCACGGTAAGAAAATTTACGCATTTCGCTTGAATTTTGATTTTTCTTTTCTGGTCAGTTTCAAAAAAGGTTGGATGAAATACACCCAAGCATTGTCGTTCTTCGGCAGATATTTGAATATCCCATCCTCCATCATCATTTTAATAATGGTCTTGTGACTTCTGCCGTCAGGATCCAAACTTTCGGAATAATAAGATTCAACAAGTGCTTTTGCTTCATCTGTAATCAGAGGTTTCCGCAAATCTACGAGTTTTTCGTTAACCTCAAATAATTCGTTGCCAAAAATTCCGCTTTTTGTTTTGCCCGTCAAAAGATTCTTCAAAGGGGTGCTGTTTTTATCGGTTTCGAATTTTTCTTCGGCTTTTTTAAGCAATTCGGAAACCGATACTTTTTGGTCGAACAATTCTGGGAACAACGAATAAATCGTTTTCTCGCCAAGATAATACACCCCATCGATATTATCCGACTTATCGCCACAAAATACCTTATATGTGGCAATATTCTCGTGGGGTATTTCATAAAACTGCAACTTTATCTTGTCGCCGTTTTTGTAATACCTTTTTGCGTTCGGGGAATAAACGCATACATTTTCTGAAATCAATTGCGTCAAATCCATATCGCCGGAAAAAATGGTTATTTTCTCGTTCTTGGCGATTTGGCAATAATGGGCAATCATATCGTCCGCCTCGTTCTCGTCAATGTCCACCTGACGAACAAACATCTCTTCCAAATATTGCTTCACGCGATGTTTCTGCTCATTGAAAGAATTTTGTATTTGCTCGTCAGGGGTATTGCGGTTTTGCTTATATTGTGGATAAAACAATTTTCTCTCGCGGGCACCATTTTCTCCATCCCAAAATACAACGGCTTTATCGAAATTTTCCGTTTCAATAAATCTGCGAAATGTATTCAAAAAATGCCAAATACCGCCAATGTGTTTATTATTGTGGTAATAGTCCTTGACACCATGGAAACCTATTTTAAGGAGGTTGTTGCCATCAACAAGCAAAGTTTTATTCACAATACATACTTAAAAGGTGAAAAAATATAATTTCTAATCTTCAAACGGAATATCATCATCTTGAATTTCGCTCTCAACCAAGGATATTTCACCTGTTCCACTCAAGATAGCATTCCAATATTGGGCATATTGTTTCTTATACGCCTCCAATGCTTCTTTCGTATCTGAAATGTATCCATGAGGTGTGGCAATAATTTTGCCGTCCTTATAGCTGATGCCATTTACATGGTTTTTCAGAATTGATATTTTTGTTCTTGTGGCATACGCAACGGTTCTACCATTTTTGGTTGCTGTAATATGGCTAATACCTGCTTTCTTTTGATTTCCGAACAAAAATACAATTGAAGATGCCAACCAAATCGCTTCACCACCTTTTGCTTTGATTTCAGGTTGACCATAAGGATTATCAGGTAACTCGACCCATGGCTGGTTCGTTATAATCATTGTATTGTAATAAGGATAATCTTCTTTTTTGGATTTAGAAATCCTTGAATGAATACCCATACCAATTTTATCTGCCAAAGCTGCCGCGTTATGTTGCTTACCCCCTTTACCTTCAAAAGTCATTTTGCAAGGAATAGAGCCGATTGAGTCCCAACATATACACAAATTATAAGGTAACTCACCTTTTTCTTGGGCATCAAGCAATTTATTAACATAATCGGTAGCTTCTTCAATATAATCGAAACTGTCGTTGAATATAAAATTACCATCCCAAGTGCCATCATCTGTTTTATGGGCTTCCAATCCCAATTCAACAGCGTGTGGCCAACTCCATTTTTTTTCTGTAATAATGAATACAGGCAAATCACCTTGTTTCTGTGCATCAACAGCTGTTTTGATTAGTGCAGTTGTTTTTGAAGCATTTGAGTGTCCCAAATACATATTTATACCTCCCTTAATAGGTCCAGGTAAACCGCAAGCTTCAGCAAATGCTTCACCACAATTATAAAATGCCTCGGGTTTGTATTTTGTATTGGTCGAAAATTTGGATTTTATTGAATCCAAAGTAATTTCCTTTTTTTTAATAGCCATTAAAAAAGTTTTTTAAATTAAGAATTTTGTTTTGGTAAAAAAAAGGCAAGCCCTATATAATAATTTAGGGCTTGCCTTATGTCAAAAATTATTAAAACGGTAAATCGTTGTCGGCATCATCCGATTGTTGCGGGTCAACATCTGGTTCCTTCACACCACCGATGGTCGTTTCGGACACACTGGAATCACCATAAACATATTTGTTCAAAGTGTTGTCCCAACGTGGCGTTTCACCTCTGGCAATAGCCTCGAGATACTCGACGGGCTTCTTGCTGTAAACATCTTCCCAAGTGGTGGGTTCCTCAATCCAAGCTTGGGCGGTTGCTGCATCGGAATGCAGTAGCGACACATCGTCATAAATGATTGAGTTGACCGATGGATATGTCTTTTTGGTCAAAGGATTGACAGCTTCGATAACCGTAATAATGATATCGCGACCTTTTTCTGGGTCAGCAAGACTTCCTTTGGCCTTCCAAAGGGCCATAATCTTGTCCATAATACCTTGACCACGCATATCGCGCTTAAATCGCCAAAATTTGGGACCATCGGATTCATTGTTGCGGTCGATAACCTTGGCAATGTAAAACTCTTTGGGAAGATATTTCTTCGCAAGTTCTTTATTCTTGACGGCATCTTCTTTCATAAGTTCTTCATAAACCTCTGTAATAGGTGAACGCTTGCCCTCGTTTCGTCCCGGGTCATAAATTTTGGATTTGCCGTATTCGGCTTTTCCCCCGGGGATTTCGATTTCGTGGAACCAAACGCTTTTGAACGCACGTTCACCCGGCTTTCCAGGTAGAATACGGATTGTGTACTGGGCTTCCCGTTTACCCGCTGGCAGACTCGGAGTAAAGTATCGCTGCTTGAGCTCCTCGTCCGTCATTTTTTTGCTTTGTCGTTTGTTTGAATTTTCGTAAAATTCGAGATCTGGATCGTTAAAATGTTGTGACATAAATTAAAAAAGTTAAAAGTTAAAAAAAAAGTTTATTAAAAAGTTAGTTAAAAGATTTGTAATGCAAAGATAATATGTTTTTTCGAATGTTCGATGTTTTTTGAAAAAAATTTTTAGATTTTTTTGAAACCACCTGTTTCCATCATATCGTCCCCAAAGTTACGGAAACTTTTTTTGATTTCATTGGGTGAAAAATCTTCGACCTCATCTTGTGTGATGATATATTCGTTCTTTCCTGATGCTTCGAGTTCGGGCTCTTTCTCGGCGAAAAAGTCCGATAGTTTCTGTTTGAAAGGTCCCGAATCCAAACTGCGAAGTTCGAGTTTCTCTTCAGGGGTCTTAACGCGATACTTCTCGAATTTGTTTTCCAAGGAATCGATTTTCGCCAAAATTTGGTCCATAGACGCTAATTTTTGCTCCAACGCATCGAGTTGCCCCATAATCGCATCGGTCATTTCGTCCTGTTTGTTCTCAAGGGATTTTTGTGATCTCACCAAATCCGTGACCTCGATTTCCTTTCCCTCTTTTTTCTTGTCGTCGATTTTTTCAACATCGGGGTCCTGTTCGGTATCGACAGGTGTGGGGGGTGGAA